ATAGCATTGCTCTTGGCTGCGGTCGAGCTTTTGGTTATTGCCGTAACGTCTGTAAAATCATCTAGTACAAAGGCATCAGCGAACGAACGCTGGAATACCGATGTTTTTAAAAACTGATCTGAGACGCTAACTGATTCAGTCAGCGGTTTGGCAATATCAAGAATAGCTTCCTCAGAGACATACGCAACGTCAGTTGCAGACTTAGACGTAAGCATTACCGTTAAGTCGGTAATCCCTATTGCTTCCGACTTAACAATTCCTAGAGACAGGATCTGAGAGTCAGCTACAAAAGCCTCTTCTGCAAAACCTCTTATAAACTCAATAAAAATAACGGCTTCGTCATTCATGCCAAAACTATCCGAGATTCCTTTCCCTATTAGGAAATCTTGCTGATCGGAAAGTCCCGTAATATCATTAAGACCCTTACTGGCAAGTATGCTTATGGCGTCAGACATTGCGGCCTGATCCAACCGGAAATACTTGTTAAGCGAGAAGGGGTCGAGCGCCAATTCGGTAGCAAACATCTTCCGGTAATGAATCTGCGTTGCAGCATTACTATAATTGGCGATTGCGTTCATTACGCGGGATGTTACTGATACGTCATATGACGTTGCTGAAACTACTGCTGCGGTTTTTTCGAGCTGCGCATCAACTACAGAAATATTCGTGCTACTAGTTAGCGCACGAATTATCTGAGGGTTTTCAACTACAACACGATAGGCCATTAATCAAAGTCACTACGAACTTTAAACTTAATCAAATCATTAACAGTTTGTATGCCGCCGCCAGAAAAAGTTAATTCTAACTCGCCCTCAAATGTACCTGCTGTATCCAAAGTTCCAGCCGGAAAATCTGTCGCTACTTTCCCAGCAGTGCCGTCAGTTACTACGCAGTTAAGAGTCGCCTTAAGGGTAGTGCTGCCAAGCTCTCGCAGCCGCAGCTTTACGGTTGCGCCTGTTACATTTATAGCCTGCCAAGTACTGCTATCAGATTCATCTAATATGAAACCAGCAGCCGCTGTATTACTGTCTTTGAGTGTAAAAGTCAGCTCTGGTAATGTATCCCCAGTTACTAAGTTAAGCGTGTCTGAATATGCCATTAGATAAATTCCCTTGGTTTAACCGTAAGAGAGCCGCCGCTAAACCCATACTTAACTTGGCGAGTGGTACGACCTACCTCTTTTTCATAGAGATCTCGGTTAACCGCGCCAAAGCTTGGGTTGCTAAAAGGCTGTCCTGCCATGAACTGCAATCGATATAGCGCACCATGTGAAATGACTTCGCGGTATTCCTTACCGATTGTGTCCGGTATAGAACGGCTAGAGGCGGTGGGCTTCAAAGAATAAAGCACCCTAACCGAGAGTATCTCTGCGGGAATCGGGGCAATATAAAAGTCCTTGTTATCTCTTTGCGCGTAAAACCTAGGTGTACCTGTAGAGTTTTCATTACCTAAGCGCCTAATTAGTTCCGTATAAGAAACTGGCGTTAGCGCAGTATTATTATTGTAAATATCTACAATATGATTAAGCTCAGTTCCAGCCGGAATACTAACGGCATACTCATTGACACCAGCAACAAGCTGGATGAATTCAGGCTCGGCAATATATATATCTGTTCGCCTGCAAAAGTCTGTCGCTGCATCTCGCACAGCTCTCTCTAAAAGAAAGTCTGGGCAACCCTGAACTTCAGGTCTTATGTATGGCGCAAAATCAGTAAACTGCACTAGGTGTTATCTCCCTTGCCTTGGCTGTGGCGTGATTGCGCTATCAGCTTGAGTCTTAATTCCGAGAGCATTAGAGAAAGATGAGTAATGCATCATTGCTCTTTCTGGATTTCCGGCAAACTCTGAATCTTTCTGGTAAGACCGATACAGGATGTAATCCAAAATACAGTTAACGTAAATGTCATCTATACCGATAACGGTTGTGCTAGATGAAAAGTCACTAATCGCTATCTCTATGGGAGATGAGCTATACAGGATCTCTAGAGAGTCAGTGCCACTTGCCGCTTTTGGAAAAACGTAAAAGTTTTTAGGGTCGGCAGCGTCATAGATATAATGCTCTATCTTATTTGTGCCAGCGACTGACTCATGCCAGTTTGGTAGAGTCTCGTCTAGGATTCTTCGCTGTACTTGGGTAATAGCTCGCCCACCTACATTACGAATTATGTCAACTAGGCGAAGTGCCGCAGTCGGCAGTGTCTGCTTGCTTCCGGTCGCGCAGTCGAAGGTAGTGTTCACCATCGTCGAGTCTGGCCGGTGCAATGCAACTTCTTTTTGAGCGTCATTGAAAAACTTCAATAGCTCTATGTTTGGGAATCGAACATTCGTATTATCCTGAAGGATAATTGATGCACGATCTAAAATATCAGTAACCTTAGTTGTCGCCATTTTCAGATTCCTCGTTGGACTCTTGCCACTCAATTACTTGTAGGTCTGGATTCCCCGCAAATAATTTGTTGTACTCAAAAATGTTGCCAGTGATGACGTTCTGAACTTTGGCTGGGACAAGTTTAGGTGTAACAACCTCAGGTTGGCCTTTCATGGATTCCATCCGCTCCACCTGATCCTGAAGATCAGCTAAAGATAATCGACGATCCAGCTTCTTGCCGTACTCGACCTGCGCCTTATCAAAAAGCTCATCTTTCTTAGTCTTAACGTTCATGCTTACTCCGTTAAAAACGGGGGGCAATACTTGCTTTTAAAAAACAAGTACGCCCCACCATTCAGTGGTCTAACTTAGTTCCACTTACCAACTACTAGTGCGTCTGGAGTAACGACCTTAGAGCCGAATACTTTCAGACCGCGTACTGCATCGCCGAAAGAACCTTCTAAGCGAACAGTTTCAGTGTTGTTGAACTGGCTCGCGAAAGAGATTGCTTTAGGGTGACCAGCAAGAACGTGGGTATAGCCATCATCAGCACCAGAAGCAGCGGTGTAGAGCATGTTTGATTGATACACAGTAAAGCGATCAATCATGCCTACTTTGCCGTTGCGCAAAGGTGAAGTGGAGTCACCAGTTAAGTACGCCTGACGCAGCTCAGACTGCTTGAGCAGTGAGATCTGTGCAGGAGTCAAAACAATGTAACGACCCTCTTCAGGGATGTTCAGGTTGTCCAAGCTAGTGGACATGCCCAAGATGTTGGCTAAGATGTTGCTTGCAGTAATAGTAGTCTGAGCGCCAATAGTGGTAGCGCCAGTAACTACGCCAGCCAATACGTCAGTCTCAACTGCGATACGCATGCCTTCAGAAGCATCGCTAGAAGCTTTTTCGATCAGATCGATATCAGCTTGTGCTTTAAGAATGTCATCTACCTTAAAGCTGAAGTACTTGGCTTTATCGATATTTAATTCTACTTTTGAAGTAGCAAGTTCCTGAGTGGTGATAGAACCAGCATAGTCAGCAATCGTTACAGCCGGAACTGTACGGATGATTACTTTGTCGCCCTGACCTGAGATCTCGCCTTCATAGTCAGTGTTAGAGATAGCAGGCAATACAGACTGCTTGTAAAACTTGGCTTGCATTAGCTTACTAAAAACTTCTGGGATGAAGTTTACTTCTGATGATGCGCCAGTACTAAATTGTGAAAAAGACATTTTAATTACCTATTAAAAAGTCTCCTCATATCCATTTACCTAGAGAACAAGATTATTGGCGGATACTGTTTGTCCCCATTGCTTCCATTATTTCAGCCTGATGCTCTTCAAATTGAGAGATAGGCATTCTTTTAATTTCGTCAACAGTCCAAACTTTTTTTCCACCAACCATTTTGGGCTTTCGTGCTTTTGGCATCTTTGGTTCTACAACCTTTTTTGCCTTAGCTAAAGCCCGCTCTTGCGGCGTCTGTACTTCAACCCCCATATCAGCTTTGAACTGGTGCAATACGCTATTTACATCGTTGGCTGAACCTGTCTGGATCCACTGCTTCGTATCATGGTCTTGATCTTCTAACCAATTTAGCCAGTCCGCAGTCTCTATAAGATCATTTACGTCTGGGTGTTCGGTTTGAATGCGATCAAAATGATGCTTTGCTGCGAGTTCATTCTGTTCATCAACTTTGCGTTGCGCTTGCTCCGCTAAAACTTCTTGTTGGCTGGCAATCTGGCTTTGGGTTCGTGCAAGTTCATCAAGTAAAGGAGCTGCTAAGTCAGGATAATCCTCTCTTAGCTGATCAAGTTTACTGTCATCTTTTGCGCGTAACTCAGATTCAGATTTAAGCTCCGTAAGGGCTTTCAACAGGTCGGCATTTTGCCGCTTCAAGTCTGCCGCTTCTTGCGTAGCTTTTGTCATTCGTGACTGTGCGCCTTTCATCGCCTTGTTGGCCTTGTCT